TCGCGTTGGCTATTCAGCTAACTATGCCGTTTACGTGCATGACCCAAACATCCCGCAGAACTTCCGGCGCGCCACGGCGCAGAAAGAGTTCCTGACCAAGGGATTTGAGGATTCGCGCGAGGCTATTACCGCGGCTATCGCTAAGGAGATGGCGCTTTGAATCCCCCAATGCATACGCGGGTGCGCAATTATCTGGCCGATGCCGGCCTGACTGATGGGTTTAAGACGCAGATGCTCGCCTGGAACGATACTGGCACCGCAACGGATAAATATCTGGTATTCAGGCCGAATGGGGGCAGCGCAGTGCGAAACCAGCTTGGCGCTGAGTATTACGTTCTCGTTGATGTCATCGGGGCCAAAGGTGGTAATGCCGCCGTTGATGAGGCAGTGCAGGCCATTATCGAACACGTCCAGCAAAACCCCATGTCCGACAATTGCATCGGCTATCTGCAAAACCTTGGCGGCATACCGGCGCCAGTTCTCACCGCCGAAGGCCGTCTGGTTTATCGGCTCCAGTTCGTCGCCACCCATGGCGATCAGTAAAACACCAAAGAGGAATTACTCATGGCAGATTGCCAGAACAGCAATGAACGTTTGTTCGGTGGCGCCGTTGTGCTTGAAGTTGCCGATGGCTGCAGCGATGTGCTGCCGCAGGAGTCGGAATGGAAAGCGCTGGCCGCCGGTACAAGTAAGGGGTGGGACTTCTCACCTAACACAGTAACTTCCGATGCAGATGATGGTGGCGGCTTTGTCGAAAGCATCATCACAAACTCAGATTTCACCATCAGCTTTGAAGGTGAAGTGCGCAAAAAGGGCAAGCTGGACCAGTACGGCGTTGGTCGGTTCATCAAATACTTTGCGGGTGAACTCAAGGCCCGTCGCCAGCCCGGCATCTGGGTGCGTATGGAGTATGGCGAAATCACCTTCATCGGCTACATGGTGGTGACGGCCCTTAGCTCCGACGGTGGCACTAACGACATCGTTACCTTCACCACCGAGTTCAAAGTAGGCGATGCCAGCACCATTCAGGTTATCGACACTGACGAAACTGTGCCAGCCACTGGCGTAACCGTGACCCCTGCTACAGCAAGTCTGGCAGTTGGTGCTACTCGTCAGCTGACAGGAGCAGTGCAGCCGACCGATGCAACCGACCGCACAGGTACATGGACGACTTCAGATGCAACTAAGGCAACGGTAAGCAGCACTGGCTTGGTAACTGCCGTGACCGCAGGCACAGCGACCATCACGTTCACTTCGACTGATGGCGGATTCACCGCTACCTGCGCAGTTACAGTGACAGGCTCGTAACCACTACAAAGGGCGATTACGACTGCCCTTGATAATGATTATGGAGGCTTAATGACACCCTGGAAGGAAATAGGCGAGTGCCTGATAAGCTATAGTGCAGAGGAGTATTTCTTTCGCCCTTCATTCGCGGCGATGTCACGAATCGGAACGCCAGAGGAAATCGTAGAGATTTTCTATGCGCTGCATAACGACGAAGCGACGCCACGCCTGAAAGCTCTGGCTGAGAACTATCAGGCTATCCCTGAGCATCAGCGCCGGTTCTATGCTGCATACAGTGGCAGTGATATAGCGCCAGCGTTCGCGCTTAAGTGGCTCCTATCTTCCGCATGCTCTAAAGCTGCGATATCGGCCGCAATGATTGTGCTGGCAGCCTGTTGTGACAGGGATGCCACTCCGCTGACTGGTGAGCTTGTGCCGGGAAAGACAGGGCGCCGCGCATTCGTCTATCGGCTAGGTGCAATGCCCGTAAGGGACATGGTGTTGATTGCTCAGTCCCTCATTCAGCATGGAATCATCGGTAAGGCAAAAGCCAGGAAGCTGCAGCGCCATGAAGGAAGTAACACATCTTCTGAATTCAATGCATTCGAGTACATCAGCGCGGCCCGAACCCATCTCGGCATGAGCAGGGAAGAGGCAGAGCAACTCACGATGACCGAGTTTCAGATGATGCTCGCCGCAAAGTTCCCTGAGCAGAAGGGTTTCACGAAAGATGAGTATGACGCCGTTGCGGATGATTATCTGGCAAGGAAGGCTAGGAAACTGGCAAATGGATAAGCAAACCCAGTCCAGATCGAAATTACTTAGCCTTTGAAAAATTGAATATTTGTATCAATAGCAAGCTAATGTGTATGAGAGATGCGGCGGACATGCCAATACAGATGCTAGGTAGCATTGGTATAGGAGTCTTACTTGTGGCCATCAAGAAAATGCCAACGAAGAAAACCATACCTAGCTCAACAAATGTCAATGCGTACAAAATTACAATCGAAGACATATAGCCATATGCTTTCAGCTTGTACATGTTTCGCCCGCCCAGGCCCATCATAAAAGTTAGAGCAGCTATCAGTATGGCTATTGTAGTACCTGAATACGATGCCATAGCTGCCCCCAAGGCATCCCTATGCTCAGAAAAGGAGATGCCTTCGGCAAGCCGGCGAATGATGTAGTAAGCCGCCACTACGAACGCATAAGGTATGGTAAAAAGTATGATCGCAGGGGTGATTTTTATGCGCATTCTAGCCCCTCTCCTTAAGCGTTTAGATTGTTAATTCGTCTCCGAACATGTTTGCAAAACATTCTACAATAATCGGCTTCATCCTGATGTAGCAAGTTGCCATTTCTAACGCTAAATCTTCGTTAGTGGAACGATAAAGGTTAGCGCTTATCTGACCTTTGTTAGACAAGTAAAATTCCGTTAGCAAGTCAGCGGCCTCTTCCTTACCTTTAAGCAAAATGCTTTCATGTTGCTCGTCAATGTTATCAATGATTTCCTTGGCAAAGCCTTTTATGTTACGCATTCTTTTAGGCTTAATTGTGATTTCAATGCCTTCAAGAAGTTCTTCATCAATAGATTGTGCGCCAAGCGTTCGAAGCACAGGACCAAGTAACCTTGAAGCTGACTCGACTCTAATGGTAGTTCTGCCGATAAACTGCATGTTCATCGCATCATCTTTAGTGATGTCTCGCATGAGTGGCTCAATAGATAACTTATGACCATCAGGAATTTTACAGCGGGCGTTTATATATGCTGTTAGCTCTCTGACGCTCGGCCCATAAAGCGTCTTTGCGAACCCAATAACGTTTCCGCTGATATAAAGAAATGAAGGAAACCCGAGCGATTCATCAGAGCTCAATGAGCTTCGAATCTCATCTACGGAAAAGGTTTTCCGGTTTATCCTTTTTACGAGATCTGAGTCAAACGTCTTTGTAATGAGGAAGGACTCTCCAGAAATGTGGTGAGCAAAAACGTAATAGTCTTCTATCTGTTGAGAATGATTTTTGGCATCGATAACTTGCTCAGATAAAAGCCTTAAGAAGTCTAGCGGAGTCTTCTTCCCTGAGTTTTTATCAAGTGCGTAGATGGCGTTGAAGCTTAATTTCATTGTGGGTCCATAAATTAGCGTTGTGGCCGCTCCCTGCCATGTTGCATGTTATCTCAATGGCATTGGATGAGGTGATGAAGCGTATGATGACCAGGCGCTCTAGGAATCATCCTATCCTAGCTTTGTTTGTTCGCCCATCCTGATAGATGATCAGTGCTTATGATTTGCCGCCTCGGTATCTTCCCTCTGATGGCCTTCCTGGGTAGGATTAATCTTAACCACAAAGAGAGAGGGAAAGTACATGAAGGTTAAGATCGTAGGCGTACATAACCATGGTGATTTCAAAAAAGAATATGTTTTGCTTAGGGTTTTAGAGGATTGTGATATAGGTGAACACATGCTTGCTGACAACACTTATACGCAAGATGGCATTGTATCTAACAAAGTCCGCCACACGTACTGGTTCCCAGATAAAGAGGTTAAAAAAGGTGAGTTAGTTTCTGTATGGACAAAAAAAGGCTCAGATACAGAAGCCAAAAATGACAATGACACTACAATTCATAGGTTTTTCTGGGGCTTAAGCGAAGCAATCTGGAATGATGATGGCGATTGTGCTCTTCTGTTTCATATTGATAGTTGGACAGATTTTCAGGTTAAATCTACCAAATAATAAGAACGAGGCCCACTCAGGTGGGCTTTTTACTGATGGATGGTGGTCACTTCATTAGAGCAGCTAGTCCGGCAGTTGTAACCGTCTGGACGACAGTCTTGAGTGACTCCGTCGTCAGCTCAGACAGCTTAAATTTGGCCTTTTCTTTGTCTGCATCGTTCATGCCCGAAATGGCGATAAGATCTTCAAGCACGACGACAGCGTCTCGATGGAACTTAATAGTCTGAACATTTAAAATAGCTCCCAGTCCGCCATCAGCCAAGAGGAAGTCAATTCCTTTAGCTTTTATTACACAGTGTGAGGGGCTGAATAGAAAGGTAACTTTGCCGTGTAAAGGTACCATTCTGTCATAAGGGTCAGTAATAAGATCATGCATTACAAGGTATAAAATGTTTGCTGTAAACTTTTCAGTGCTGCCAGCCTCGGCTTCCAGTGATGATTTCAAGTCTGCAGACATTGGTTGTGGAGATGAATTATATAATTCTTCAAGTATTCTCTTTTGGAGTGCTCTGTCGTATTTTCCATGGTCTATCATGGTTATCTCCTTGATTAATTGAACTTTAATGAGATTAAAATTACATGCAGCTATTGAAAATGACATTTTATCTTTATTAATAGGAGGTGAATATATTGCGTGTCAAAAAATAGGTGTCGAGTGGCTTTTTGATCGCGTTGCATTACTCCCTCTCCATGTTAAGGTTTATCCCACTGATACCAATGGGGATAGGGATATGAAATTAGCTTTAGCTGTGATGGGATTTCTGATGTGTTCCATGGCGCATGCTGACATAGAAAGTGCTGCAAAAAACCTGAGCGACTGCGTAACCCAATATGCAGACAGCCAAGTCGAAACCACCAAATCAGCTGACAGCATTACTGATGAAGCTTTTGATAAATGTAGAGCTGAGCTCTCTGAGTATCATGATTCGATAGGTCCAGATAAAGCGCAATGGTCTGGTTTTAATGCTCAACAAAAAGAAGCTATTACAAAAATCAGGGATCAGACAACATCAAAAGTTCGAGAGAGTTTATCTTCACAGATCGCCACCTTCATCACAGAGTCGCGCAAAAGCTCTTAAGCTGATTAACGGCGGGTTTCTTGCTTCCCATTGCATCAGATCCGCTTTAGGATTATCGCCATGCTTACTTGTGGGGGATAGGGATATGAAGAAACTGATTTTGGGTGCAGTGGCTGCGTTGTTGCTTTCCGGGTGTTTGTACACCGGCACTAACTTTGATGAATCAAAACTGGCTAATGTGCAGAAGGGTGTGACAACCAAACAGGAGGTGATTTCCTATTTTGGTAAGCCCTCAACGACAACAGTTGATTCTGATGGCAACGAAATGCTGATGTGGACCTATAGC